TTAGACCAGTTGACGTTCATAATCTATTTCGCCGTAAGATCACAAAATGTGATCTTGAAGAAGCCGCAGATTGCGACCCTAAAGAGGAATCCCCAATCGATGACGAATGCAAATGTGGCCGCCGTAAAATTTATCATTGGCTTTACGGCTGGATCTGTGAAGACTGCGAAATCAAATATCCAGACCCACACCCATGAACAACGACCGACGAATGAAGATCAGTGTGGAGATTCCGCATGAAGGAAGCAAAATGGACTTCTCGTTTCCGCGAGATGCTCCATTAGAAGAACTTGTCACAGTGTTTCGGACAGTCATGACTTATATGGCATGGCATCCAGATATCACTGAATCTATGTTCAAGCGCGAATTTCTTGAGGACCACAGCATCTAATATTTTGCCCTATTAGTTTAATGGTAAAACGGTTGATTTGTAATCATCTGACGAAAGTTCGATTCTTTCATGGGGCTCCACAATTTCCCGCACCGTGAGGGAAACACGACAGTTTTGGCAGTAGCGGTCAGTGGATCGAGCCGCGCACTCTGAGCAAAAAGGCTGCTTTATATTTTAATACCATGTTATATTATGTTTACCGCCACAAGCATCCAATCACTAAAGCCATTTTCTATGTTGGAAAAGGCGTTGGTGATAGAGCTTATGAGACTTGTGGCAGGAGTGACGAATGGTTAGCTGTGCGTAAAGAAATTATATCTTCTTGCAATATGGATCGCGAAGTTGAAATAGTTCACTGCTATGACAACGAAGAACAAGCTCTTGAGTTAGAGTCGGTAGAGATCTACAGAGCGAAACTTATGGGCTTCAATTTGGTAAATAAACACAAACTAAAAAACCCAATCCCAAAGAAGTCAAAAGAATTAACGACTCCCACCCAACCAACAGAATATTCGCCAATATCTCAAATAGTAAAGTACAGACGAAAGTCTTTGGGTTTGACTCAGAAACAGCTCGCCGGATATGCAGGAACTGGAATACGTTTTATTATTGATTTAGAAAAATCAAAGCCTACGCTTCAGATCGGGAAAGCAAATCAAGTACTGAGAATGTTTGGCCTCACTATTTCCGCAGCTGAGTACAAAGAAAAATCTATTGAATTAGAACCACAATAAATTAAATAACATGAACACAATAACATCAAGAATAACAGTGCTACCGAAAGGCGAACCGATCTTCAGCTATAAGGCTACAGAGATCGGCATCATGGACGAAGCCGCTGGACCCTTTATCGAAATGCGGCAGATCGCAGAAAACGGCGAAGAAAAAATTATCCAATTCGACGTTGACGAGTGGTCCCACATCGCGAAGGCTGTGGGCAAGCTGATTCAAGAAATCGAGAAACTGGAAGCGCAGCCATGATAATTAGCGAAGAGGACACCGACAAAAGATGCGCTCAAATGTTGGGTCGCATCGGCATGATGATTCCAGAGGAGTTCTTCGAGACGGACTATTCCACAGTAGAGGATGCTGTGGGCTTGCTGCTTGAACGGTACTATTCTGAGATGGCCACGAAGTTCTATAACGAAAACCAGAAACAACTAAAACGAAACAGGAACAATGAGCAGGACACATGATACGATAATAAGCAGCTTCGATTTGGATCGGCTTGAAACTGAACTGGACAATGTGACCGATCAGCGAGACTGCGCCATACGTATATTAAAAAGAGTACAAGAGCAATGCGACGAGCTAAAAGAAGATCGAGACGCTTGGAAGTCTGAAGCGTTAATCATGGACGCTAGACTTCGTGGGGTGAAACATCCTAATGATAACGGGATCTTTTCACCAGATGAAGTAATACCGAAGCTGGAACGCGAAATCGCCTCCGTGAAAGAGCAACGCGGCAGGCTGGCGGAGGAACGCAATGAAATAAAAGAAGAATATGGAACGTGGTGGGCGCAAAAACGCATTGCAATCGATGAATTAAAGGATGTCACGGAGCAGCGCGACAGGCTGGCGGAGGCTTTGCGGGTTGTAATAGCAGATTACAGGCTAGATGGTCGTGTGAGTGCCGAAGCTGACATGTTAGCCAGCGAAGCCCTCGCCGCAGTGAAAGGAGGGAGCGATGAGTGACACGCCAAATACACGCGCTGTCCTTCAGGCTGCTGATGGGAGATGGACTTACTCAATCAAAGATTTCTGCGAGAGCATGGAGCGGAAGTTAAATGAAGTTCAACGCGAGCGTGACGAATACAGAGGATTGCTAATTGAGCTTTACAACGACCTCAACATCATCCATTCAGGCAATGCCGTTCGGAAACTCAGCAAAATGTTTCGTGAAGAGAACTACAACTAATGATTGACGAATCCCACATCATCGGCGTAGTTACCGTTCTGTACGCAGCAGTGGGCGTGTCCCACGCTGTAAGCGGCAACTATCCGTGGGCATTGGTCTGGTGCGCTTATGCACTAGCCAATGTCGGACTGATGTGGGCTTCTCACAAATAGAACAATGACAACCACCTACCGTCCGTGTACTAAATGCGGAGAGATCAAAGAAGACAGAGAATTTTATTTTGGACGAGTTGACTGTATCAAATGCAACAACGCCTACCATAGAGCCTACTACCAACGCAACCGCGAAAAGCGGATCAAACAGATCGCCGAATACGATAAACGAACAAACCGAAAAAACAGATGAAACCATACTACTACGTATACCGATACAATGATAGGGGACCAAAAGTCCGCCACGCCACACTCGAAGCCGCACAAGCAGAAGCCATGCGTCTCTGCGAACAACACCCGTCAGAATCTTTTGAGATCCTGAAATGTGTCGGCTTTGCCAGAACAACCAAAGCAGCAACGTTCTGGATGGACGGTGAAGAGCCACCCAAAAGCGGAAACCCCTTCAGATATGTCAAACCACCAGAGTACTACTAAACTGCCTTCGCGTCGCTACACATGTAAGATGTGCGGCTGCAAAGGCCGACGCAACAATGCGCCGGAGCAGCGGATGAAAGAACCGATCTGTCCGTCGTGCGAAAAAAGTATTCGACATTTCGATTCAATTATCGCACACATGTCTCTCTTCGATATCATCAAACGCAAAATTAGAAACAAGTATCATGACACTAAAACAACTACAAAACATTATTGAACAGCGTAAACGGGTTGACCAAATGTTTCGCGACGCCGAAAAGGTTGGCGTTATCGATGTTAATGGCCCACTCTTCAATGCCGTATGGCACGCCATTGAGTCTGTCACTTCTATCGTTGATTCCTATGGATGGATTGACTGGTTTGTCTATGAGAACGAGTATGGGGCTAGAGAACTCACAGTCACCATCGACGGGAGAAAGCGCAAGATTAAAACTATTAAACAGCTGCATAAACTACTCCAAAGTAACGACGAGCCATGAGTGTTGTAGACGACGCCATCTCAACGATTATTGCTGACAAAAACGCAGCGGTCAAAGAAGCAGCGTTGTGGAAAGCAGAGGCTGAACGATGGAGGCAGATAGCTTTAGAACAATTAAATGAAAACAGAACAGATAGAGAAAGAGATAGCACAGAACTTAATTCTGACCGCTCTTAAAGAGGCTTACTTCAAAAGAGTTAAAAAAGAAAAGTTGGGTGCAACACCAGTATTAACAGCAGAAATAGAACTACTCGAAATCGCAATCAAAGAACTTATACAGACTATCAAGGAAAATGAAAAAAATTGAACCATTCAAAATTATAGGCCGCAACGGCCACTCATGTACCCTCACCAAATTAAAGCCAAAGAAATATTTGATTTCATTTGTTAATCCGATTATTAGTTTCGGCGGGCATCCAGACTTGGAATTCGTCGATCCTTCCGGCGGGCCATTCATTAGTGTCGGCACATCGTTGCGGGAATACCACCCGAAATTGCCAAACAAAAAGATTGCGGCTATCGAGCGCAACGATAAACTCCTGATCATCGTAACCGAATGAAACAGCAACCAGACCATAGCTCACGTGGACACGCAGAGTTTTCGCCATCGTCTTTGAAGTATGTTTCAAAGTGTGCAGGATTCCACGGAAGAGGAGGAACTAACTCTGCCGCTGAGATGGGTACGCGTATTCACGAAGCGTTGGAAGTACATGATCCATCGGCGCTCCACAACGAACAGGAACTGGAGATCTATGACAAGATCGTGGCGATGGAAGCAGATTTCCTAAATAACTTTGGTGGCGTTGCTGAGGAGTACAATGAGATTCAAGTTACCGTCCAATTGAATGGAACAGAGACGTGGGGAACTTGCGACCGCTTCCTGATTCTTGAATCCGGAAACGCTGTGATGGCAGACTACAAGACTGGCATCAGTATTATTGACCCACCAGAAAAGAACTGGCAAGCGAAGGCATATGTCGTCGGGGCATTCCAGAAATTTCCTAATGTCGAAGAGATCACGTTTGTATTCTATGTCCCACAGCATGATCAATCGTTGTACCATACTTTTAAACGGGCAGATGATTACGATAATCTGGTAAAGGAACTTAGTGCCGCTATCCTCAAAGCCGAAGCCACAAGACCAAAATGGATCGGTGGCAAGCCATCAATAGATGAGCTTACCCCATCTCCGAACTGCCGATTCTGTCGCTACGAAGACATGTGTCCAGCCCTTGGCGGACTAGTCTTGGAGGTCGCCAAGAAGCTAGACCCGCAGTTACCAGATGTGGATATTGAGAACACTGAAGATCCAGCGATACTCGAAGAACTGTGGAGCATCGGCAAGATTGTGACCAATTGGGCTGATCGTCAAAAGGCCCGTACTCTTGATCTTGTCAAAGGCGGTCTTCAGCTCCCCACTTTGAAACTCCAGTCAATGGGGGCATCAAAGAAAGTAACTGACAATCATGCACTCATGGGAATAGCTAACGAATACGGATTGAGCTTCCACGATGTTTGGAGCGAAGCTACTTTCCCACTCTCCAAATTGGCAAAAGCAATTGGGGATCGCCACGAAAAATCAGAAAAGAAAAAAATTACGCAAGAATTTCTTGACGCCTGTCAAAATGCTGGCATCGTCGAAAGCTCTGACACGCGCTACACACTAAGGTGAAGCGTCTGTCACAAACAAGAAACTAGAAACTAGTAACATGCAAAACGAAGCAGTTAGTACTGAAATCGTATCCACTAAGCCCAATGCAATCATCACCAACGAAAGTGGTCTGATGATGGACGCAAACGACATTGATATCCCACGTATCAATCTCGTTCAAAAGACTAGCGATATCGACGCTCCCGTCGGTTCGGTAGTGATCGACAAGAAGCACGTGCTTCTTAAAGCGGACGAAGTCGCAGAGACCGTTGTTCTTATGGCAGTCAAAGGCTGGCGTGAGGATATCCCTTACGACGACGATGGTATTCCACGTATCGCGTATACTCCAGAAGACATGCAAGCGATTGCATCTCAGTCTGATTACGAGATGCTTGAGTTCGCCGAGATCACTCTGATGTTCAAGCAGCCAGAAGGATCTGACAATGACGAAGCTTATCCGTTCCCAATTGGTAATCACCAGTATGCGATTGGTAAGATCAACGTCGCAAAGGATGCATATCGCCAGACGTTCAAGCGTCTTGCAACATTTGCCGCCTTCAACAAATCCGTGCCACTCCAAAACAAGCTCTGGAACTTCTCGTCCAGCTTGATGACGAAAGGCAAGTATAGCTGGTATTCCCCCTCTTTGGGCATGACCCAAAAGGAACCGGATGCCGCCGTACTGGAATTCACCTCTAACTTTGCACGCTAATGATTATTGACGTAGAACCTACTGAAGACGACATCATCAAAGCTGAGATTCAAAACCTCACTAAAATGATTCATGAAGTTATGGGTGGCATCAAGCAAGCCCAAGCAAACCTAACTAAGATGGCGGTTGTTCGCAACTACCTTCTTAAAAGCGTCGGAGACTCTGACCAGCAATTGGTCTTTGACTTTGACAAACCCGACGCAGAGCAGACTGCGAATTAAATCTGCATAACCAACAGCCCACATCGGTCTATGTTCAAACCGATGTGGGCTTCTTTACTACCCCCAATTATGAACACACAACATGGATACATACGCAATAGACTTCGAGACATACTATGACAAAAGATGCTCGATCAAAACATTAGGCCCGTTGGGCTATTTTTCACATCCCGATTTCGACGCTTATATGGTGTCAGTAGTCGGAGATAACGGAGTCAAGTTTGTTGGACACCCCAAAGATTTTGACTGGTCGCTAATTCAAGACAATCGAGTCTTATCCCACAACGCCTCCTTCGACGAATCGCTCTACCTTTATGGAGCGAGACAGGGATGGTGGGACAGTTTTACTGCTGCCGAATGGCACTGTACTGCTGACATGTCTGTATACTGTGGGCTACCACGCTCCCTCAAAGGGGCTACTTCCGAAGCCTATAATCTCAAAGTAGATAAGTCTACGCGGGACAATATGAGTGGTAAGAAGTGGGATAGCATGTCACCTGACTTTAAGAAAGAAGTCAGCGACTACGCCCTTAAAGATTCAGAACTCTGCTTGAAACTCTGGCAAGATTACTCCGACAAATGGACGGAGAAGGAGCGTGAGATAAGTCTAGTCAATCGTCGCTGTGTACAGCACGGCATACCGATTGACACTGAGCTTCTCAAGAATCAGTTGGAGACCATTAAGAAGGAACTCTTTGAAGCCGAGAATAACATTCCTTGGATTGGAGATAGGCCACTTCTTAGTCGCCAAGCTTTCGATGATCAGTGCCGCGCTGTCGGTATCGAGCCACCAGCTAGTTTGGCAGAAGGCGACGCTGATGCCGAAGAGTGGCTACGAGTACATGGACAGAAATTCGCATGGGTCGGAGCCGTCAAAAACTGGCGTCGTATTAACTCACTCAAGTGCAAACTGGAGTCCTTTGATTTTGCCACGATGTCTGATGGTCGTTTCTACGGAAACCTCATGTACTTCGGGGCACACACTGGAAGGTTCTCTGGATCTGGTGGTAATCTCAATCTTCAGAATCTTCCGAAGGATGAGATGTTTGGTGTGAACATGAGACATTTGATTGCGCCGAAACCAGACCGAAGACTTGTAGTTGTTGACTTGTCACAGATCGAAGTTCGCACACTTTGCTGGCTCGCCCAAGATCATGAGACAATGGACGAAATCAAAGCCTCCGAAGATATCTACGAAGCCTTCGCCATACGATTTGGTTTGTGGTCAAAAGACAAAGGATCTCTTCGTAAAGATCCCAAGATGCGCCACAAAGTTAAGGCAATGGTGTTGGGCTGTGGCTATGGGGCGGGAGCGCCTAAGTTTGCAATGATGTCTGGCATGTCTCTCAAAGAAGCCAAAGAGGCTGTAGATCTTTATCGCCTAAAGATGAACAGCGTCAAAAAGCTTTGGTCAAAGTACAACGCAGATATCCACGGATCATTCGATGTGGGGGCTAACTTCACTGTAGATCTCCCGAGTGGTCGCGTACTAAACTATGGACGATTGCAGCTCCACAAACAGGATGAGGATAAAGTCCTACACATAGCATTGATGCCAAAGAATGGTAAGCGTGTTCCGGTAAAACTTTGGGGTGGTTTGGTAGCAGAAAACGCCAGCCAAGCACTCGCCAGAGATATATTCAGCCACATGCTCTGCGAGATCCATCGTATGTCTAACGCAGATCTAATCATGCACGTGCATGACGAAGTTGTCGTTGAGACTGATGCAGACAAAACAGAACAAGTCCTATCCAATATCATTCAGATTATGTCAACACCGCCGCCGTGGATACCCGATATCCCACTCGCAGCTGAAGGAACAATTCTAACCAAATACGAAAAATGAGCTACCGTTATCTTAAAAATCTACGCGAAACAAAAGCAGTAAAGGCACAAAGCCTCAATAACCTACAGAAGCCGAAGCCCAAGTTTGCATCCAAAGCAGATTTCCGCGCATGGTGTTCTAATGCCACTACAGACCATGTGTTCTACAATATGGTGGAAGGCAGTACGCCATCGAAGCGTATCAGCAATGACAACCCCCCAAATAAAATCTATGGGGTTGTTGCTGACTATGATGCTCCAGTAAATTGGGGTAGTATAGATAGTGATATTACTGCTAAATGCGGCGTCAACATGCCGACGTGGCGCACCAAAACTCAATCCGGTTATTTGAGATTAGTTTGGGAATTCGACAATGGAATCCCAATCGCGCCCGAGATGTTTGATTCATTCATGAAACAAATTAACTCGTCTTTGAAACTGGAGCGCCTCTTCGCCGGATTCGATAGTACATCACTCCGCGCAAGTCAGTATTTCGAATTAGGTGAGGATTGGCATAACTTGGGTGGTCATATACCAGATGCCTTAGTTCAGACGGCTTTAATGAAAGCCGCCAATGAACACCCACCACAATCGTCCGACACTTCGATCCCAATTGCTGTGGTTGCAGCCGAAGTTGAATCCCGATTCCCGAATCGTTGGATCGGAGAGTTTGAAGTCGGATGCCGTGGTCCGTTGTTCTGGATCGATGACGGCATCAACCGTGATGGTTGCCAAGTTGCTGAAGATGGCATCATCTGTTATTCGGATCGGGCTGGAAAAGGATTCGTTACGTGGAAGGAAATCTTCGGAGCAAAGTTCGTTAAGGACTATGAAGAGAAGAAGATGGGTAGTCTGCTCGACGAGTACTGGTACAACGGCAAGTCGTTCTTCAAAGTGCTGTTCAATTCTGCTGTTACCATTCCACGCGAGCAACTGATCTTGGAACTTAGGCAATATGGATTCTCCGTTAAACCGAAGAAAGGCCAACCGCTCTCCGAATTGGAGTCGGCTATCCTCACTATTTCCAACCAGAACCGTATCGACGAGATTGCTCCAGTAGTATTCTCGAAAGATCGAGTTGTCGCATACAACGGTCACCGCATTCTAAACTGTGCTAACATCACGCCGATTGAGCCAGATACAGATGGAGATCCATCAAAGTGGCCCTTCATCCACGAATGGTTAAACCAATTGTTCGTCAATACTTCCGGCAATAGACAGACGGTTGAGTATCTGTACTCATGGCTGAAACGTTTCTATTGCGCGGTACTTGATCGTGAGTTCGTCCAAGGACAAGCACTATTGCTGGTAGGACCAACCAACAAAGGAAAATCGCTCCTATCAAACAAAGTTATCTCTGGTCTAGTCGGCGGCTATGCTGATGCCAGTGATTACATCTCTGGACAGACAAAGTTCAACAAAGATTTGGGCCGCGTAGCTGCATGGGTTATTGACGATACAACTTCTGCTGCGAGCTTCCAAGACCAGAGGAAAGCTACTGAGATCATCAAACGATCCGTAGCCAACCCACGTGTGGAGTATCAGGCGAAATACGCAGACGCTATGTCCGTACCGTGGACTGGTCGCGTTATCATGTCATTGAACATGGACGCCAACAGCTTGTCGGTTATTCCAGCTTTGGATTCGAGCAATAGGGATAAACTTATGGCTCTACGTATTAGCGATAGGGCAACGAGCAAGTTTCCGCGAAATTCAATTCTCGAAGACATGATCGAAAAGGAGCTTCCCCACTTCGCGAAGTTCCTGATTGACTGGAAGATCCCCAAAGAGATTGAAGATTACGGACGCTTTGGCATTGTCAGCTACATCGACGAGACCATCGCATCTGCCGCGTATGATAACTCCAGCCGCAGCTCTGTTGCTGAATTGGTTGAGTTCTTCTCCAAACGCTGTAGGGCTCTCAATCCAGAAATGGATATCTGGCAAGGAACGCTAACGGAATTCCAAGTGGCCCTTCACGATTTCAACAACGGTCGTGGAGTCGGAATGTCCAATAACTTGGAGTTCGTACGCCGTGGCATGTCCACGATGGAGGAAGCAAGTCGAAACAACAAGCACCTCCGTCCGGTCAAGTCGCACGGTCAGGGCGGCGGTAAGATTTGGGAAATCAATCTAGATCCCAAGTTTGACATCACCGTCAATCCTCAAGATGCACCAGAAGATCCTCCATCTTCTTGAGCTTCTTGATCGGGATGTGATAGCCATCCACACGATAGGTGAACCCGCTATCTCCATCGGGTTCACCAGCCTTCTTAAAATCCGCCATACGTTTGAAAGACTTAGTAGTTACCCACCCGAGAAGCCATAGCTTCACCATCGAATCATGTCCCCTAAGAAACACAAACAGATCGTTCTCGAACATGTGGGTTTTCTTCAGCTCTACCGACGCAACGTATTCCGGCTTTGGAATGGCTTTTGCCCGTTTCGTTTTGACTTCGATAGTCGTACCAGAATGGGTCTTCATATCGTAGCTCTTGGAGAATTCTCCACACGGAATAATAATGTCGCCGAGATATTTCTCGACGGCGATCTCTCCGAGCATTCCAATCATTCGTCCGGCTCCTCTGGTGTAGGAATTGGCGAGAACGCCCATCCTTTCAGAACGTTCTGCCGCGAGTTTATAGTCCTCACCGGAAGGGCGGAACTCAATGAACTTCCCGCCAGCGACGGGCTTAAATTGGTCAAGCATTAGATTTAGCTATACGTTTTAGGAATCCCTCCCACGCCGGAAAGAAGATCTCCTCCATGCAGCGAACCACTGGCTCCTGCTCGTAACGGTCTGCGAATCCGACACCAGAAAGAAGCAGGGAAGCCTCCATCAATTCGTGCCTGATCGTAATCAATTTCACAGAATCTGGAATAGCACGGCTGATTTCAATAGTCTTTAGATCGTGCTTGTACTGGCCATAAGTATCGTCGAGATCGCAAAAGAGTAGGCGTACACGCCTACCAGCAACCATGATAGTCTTTGGCCATTTGTTTTTCATCAGTTAAGATTCGTTAAATAGATCAAGCTGTACTTGACCTATTGATTACTTCTCCTCTTTCTTGACTTTCACAGCACCGCTGTGAAGTTCTTTCTTCAGCTTGCCCTGCTCTTTTTTAGAGAGCGGACTGACTTTAGAGAGCAAGTAAGCGACTTGTTTCTGAGATTTAGATTTAGCGGGTTTCATGGTCTTTCTGCGGATAGCCAGCTTAGAATAGCGTCTGCGTAGGCTCTGGCAAGCTCTTCGCGACGAGCGGAATAGAAATCTGTTTCGGCAACATTGCTGCCAAAGTACGGCTCAAGAATAACCGCCGGACAATGGGTGCGTTGTAGGAACGCGGAACCTCTGTCGCCGCCAGCAATTGCTTTTGGGCCTCTGGCTTTTCTTTCTGGAAAGAACTTCTTGAACGAGA